ACTTGGCCTGGGCACCGGACACGGGCTGGACGGGGTTCACGGACACGCTCATGGATGAGCTGGCGGGCGCTTACCCGGCCTGCGACATCCGGCGGCAGATGCTCGCCATGGAGCAGTGGCTGAAGGCGAACAAGGCCAAGGCTCGCAAGAGCAACTGGCGGAAGTTCGTCACCAACTGGCTCGCCAAGGAGCAGGATCGCGGTGGTGATCTGCGCGGCAAGACACCCTTCCAAGCCTTCTCGGATAGCTTTGGCGCGAAAAAAGAAGCGCCGCCGCTCACGGTGGAGCTTCCGCCGGACGGCTATGAGCAGGCCATGACCGCCCTTTGGGGTGATGGCTGGGAGGGCACTGTGCCCGGCTGGCCGCAAATGGTCGCCAGTGACAAGGCGCAGGTCCGCCGCTGGCTCGCTCAGCATGGGAAGGAGGCCGCATGAGTGACCAACCTGCCAAAGACCGCGCCGTGACCACCGAGGAGCGGCTGGCCAAAATCAACCGCGCCCTTCCCTTCTCCGATGAGGCAGAGAAAGGGCTGCTGTCCTGCCTCATGCAAGATCCGGAACGCATCGCCGAAGTGCGCGCCAAGCTGCCGGCCGAAGCGTTTTACCACGCGGGCAACCGCACCTTGTTCGAGGTCATGCTGGAGATGCTGGATAAAAACCTGCCCGTCGAGCCGGTATCCCTGACGCACCGGCTGCGTGATCAGGAAAAGCTCGAACGCATTGGTGGTCCGGCGCAGGTGAGTGATCTTTACAGCTTCACGCCCATTTCGGCGCATTATCCGCACTACGTGAAAATCATGCGCGAGAAATGGGCGCTGCGGCAGACCATTCACGCCTGCGCCGAAAGCATCGACGAGTGCCTGCATCACGGCACGGAAACCAATGACGAAGATATCACGGCCGTGGTCGGTCGCGCGGAGAGCCGCGTGTTTGAATGCGTGCAGGCACTGCAAGCCTCCGGCGAGTATTCCACCGGTCCCGTGCACGCGCGGCGCGGCGTGATTGATTGGGTTGAGCGCACGGAGCAGACCATTGCGAACCGCGGCAAGATCATGGGCCTTGAAACCGGCATCTTGGAGCTCGATCAAACCGTGCACGGCCTCGATGACGCGCAGGGCGAGATCGTTGTCATCGCGGGCCGTCCCGGCCAGGGCAAGACCGCCATGGCCACCACGCTGATTCACAACCTTTCCGTCGAGCGCAATGAGCCCGGACTCGTGTTTAGCGCCGAAATGAGCAGCGTGCAGCTTTACGACCGCATCATTCTCGGCGGTGCCAGCATCGACACCAGCAAAGCCATCACCGGCATGTTTTCGCGAGCCGATCAGGATGCCATGACCGTCAAGGTGCGGCAGGTGCAGCGTGCTCCCCTGCTCATCTCCGATGGCTCCGCCATCTCCACCGCCGACATCCGCAGCCAGGTGCAGGTCGCCAAACGCCAGCACGGCATTCGCTGGATCGTCGTCGATCACCTGCACCTCATCAAAGCCGTCAGCAAGCGCGGCATGAAGGACGAACGCGAGGCCCTTGTCGAGGTCATGGAGACGCTGCAATTCGTGAAGAAGTTCTACAAGCTCACCGTGTTTCTCATGGTGCAGCTCAACCGCGAGACGGATCGCAACGCGGGCAAGCCGCCGGTGCTGGCCGATCTGAGCGGCAGCGCCGCGATTGAGTGGTATGCGGATCACGTTTGGATGCTGCATCGCGATCCCTATTTCTTCGGGTGGCACACGCTCAGCGAGGAAAAGAAAAAGGGCTGGGCTGATGCTGTCGAGCCGCGTCGCGAGCGCAACCCGCAATGCTGGAGCAGTGGCGGCAAATACAGCGAAGAAGACGGCGGCTGGCCGCGCGAGGACTACGAGCAGGACGCGAAAATCTACGTTCGCAAGAACCGGCGCGGCCCCACACCCGAGTTGCATGTGCGCTTTGAGGACTGGCGCACCTGGTTCAGCAGCCGCATGCCCAAACTGAACAGCACCGACTGGCGTGACTGGCAATTCGGCAGCTACGCCGTGCCCAAGAAAGAGCTTAAAATGAAGAAAGCAGGCCAAGTGCGCAGCAGCCTCCACGATGATTTCCCCGACGATTGAATCACCCACAACCCAAACACCACATCGACACACACCATGGCCAACAAACTCAACGCCTACATCGACCTTGCCAAGCTGCAAGGAGCCTATCGTCTGCGCCTCAAAGGCAAAGACTGCATCGTGATCAACCTTGACGAAGCCCGCGCCAAGCCATCGCCCAAAAATGCGGAGCGGATTTATCTCTCGCTTTCACTGGTGCCGAATCGCGACGGCAAAGACGATTTTGGAAACACCCACTGGATCTGCGAGCCCACCACCAAAGACGAGCGCGAAAGCGCCAAGCCGCCGAAGTTTCCCATCCTCGGCAATGCCCGCGAGTATGACGACAATGGCGGCGGCCAGCGCACGGCGCGGCCGGCGGCGCGTGAGCAGTCGCAGGGCAGCGGCGGCACGGACGGCGGCATGCAGGAGGGCATGGAGGACGATGACATTCCGTTTTGAACCGTGAGGGAAATGCACACGAACGATTCAAGTGTGGCGTTTGGGCGGGAGCGCCCGTCTGCCGAAGCCTAGAACTCAACCCCTACCAAATACCGTTATGACAAAACCGTTAGCCCAATCGCCACCACTGCCTTGTTCATCCTCTTCGGAGTGTCCAAAGCGGCCGGATCGCAAAGCCCCCGAAATCATCTCTGCCGTCGTTGCACGACTCGCCCCTAAGGTGGTCGAGTGGTATCAAGGAGACGCCGATGAAATCGATAGTGTGGCGGATGACCTCACCAAAGCACTCCGCTGGCATACTGATGGCTACGAACTCGCGAGCGAGTTAGATAGCTACAGTCCCGACGCGGCGCTGGTTGAAATACTCGATGATGCTGACCATCTCATCCGCAGCGAGCACGAAAAAGCGTGCATCGCATGGGTGGAAGCCAATGGACTGAAAGGGCCAGAGATCGGAACCCAGGTGAAGCACAAGCGCGGCGGCGAGGAGCTGGGGACCGTCACCAAGAACTGGCCGGATGGTCGGTCCACGGTCGGGTTCCCGACGCTTGGACACGTCACCGAGGGAACTGGATGCCACGGCTTCATCCTCGAATGGGAGACTCTGATCCTCGGATGAACGTCAAGGATCAGTGAACCGCGAACCCACGACCATGAAAACAGGACAGACAGCCCAGAGCGGTTCACTGCATCCGCTAGTTCTCACTCGGCCACGATCTCCGATGGATGCGATGATCGACAAAGCTACCGGCTACAAGCCCAAGCCTCCACCAAAAGGTAAGATCAGGCTCTACTGTCGGACCTGCAAACGCTCACAGTATGCGGACAAGGAAGACACCGACCCGCCAAACTGCGCCATCATCGACGTGACATGCCCAGACTGTAATCATGGTGACCACGTACTCGTGGACTACTTCGACGAAGCGGGACGCCAGATAGACCTCGACGGCAACCTGATGGATAGGGAGAACACGGATTATCCAGAACGACTTTCCAGATAGCGCCGGCAAAACCGGAAACATCCCCACCACACTATGATCTCACCCGACACCCAACTCGTCATTGAAGCCCTGCATGCAGGGCAGGAGGCGCATCCGGTGATTGAGCCGTTGGCGCTGGATGAGTTGCTGGTGCTGGGCGAGGAAGGCGCGGCGGAGGCGGTGGCGGCACGGGCGGATGCGATCCGCGAGATGGCGGAGCAGCCGCTGGATCATGGCTGGGTGCCGCAGGATTGGTGGTTGTTCCTGCTCGAGTTGTGCCGGAAACGGCTGGAGCATCCGGGCCGTGTGCTCGAGGTGCTCGTGAGCGGCGGCATTCGTGCGGGCAAAACGCATGTGGCGGCCTCGCTGGCTGTGCAGCATTGGAAGCATGCGCAGAAAGCTACGGTGTTTTGCATGTCGAGGCGCGAGGAGGACTCGCAGAACCTTCAGCAGAAGCCCATCGAGTCCTTCTTGCCGCCCGAGGCGCTGGGCGGTGCGGCGGGCAAGATCAAGCAGGACAAGCACCAAAAAGCCAAGTTCAGCGGCGGCAAGTTCACTGATAACCAGTTCAGCCGCTACCTCATCGTCACCGGGGCCAATGGCGAGCGCTACACCGGCGGCGGCATGGTGCAGTTTCGCTTCTTCACGCAGGAACTGGAGAGCTTCCGCGGCTACGCGCTGACGTTTGTGTGGTCAGACGAAGGCATCCCCGTCGATCACGTCAAGGCGCTCAAAGATCGTCTCGCGTCGCGAGCCATCGAAACGCAGCGCGATGAGCACCGGAAGCAGATGCTCGCCCTCGAAAGCTGCCTCGTGCCGCTGGCCGAGGGCGTGCCCGGTGCCAGGCGTCCGCATGGCGAGCTGCTCGGGGCGCTCATGCACGGCGTGCATCTCATCACCTACACGCCCGAGGAAGGCTTCACGCCCACGGTGCGCTACTTCATGCAGGGCGCGGTGAAGCCCGACAAGTTCAAGGTCATCGCCCCCGAGCTGGCGGCCAAGGGCGGCTGCAAAGATCCTCGCGTGCCGAAGATCGCATATCCGCTGGAGCCGACGCGCCTCGTTTGCTACTTGCACACCGCCGCGAACAAATACGTCAACGTTTATCCCCAGCTCTCCAAGGACTACGCTGGAGCCGACGAGAAGACCATCCGCATCAAGCTCTACGGCGACGCCGAGGCCGCCAGCCGCAGCGAATTCGAGGCCGTGTGGAAACCGGAGCAGCATTTGTGCGACTGGAAAGACCTGCCGCGTGATGGCACGCTTTATGAGGTTATTGACGGTTCGGAGGCCAAGCCCTTCTTCATTAGCTGGTTCATCGTCGATCCCATGGGCCGCTTCTTTCACGCGCAGGAATGGCCGTGTGAGAGCATCCCGATCGACGACATGATGCCCGGCCCGTGGGCTGTGATGAGCGAAAAGGACCGCATGAATGGCGACGAAGGCCCGGCGCAGAAGCTACGGCTTGGTTGGAACTTCGAGCAGTATGCCGAGCTTGTGTGGCAGATGCGGCATCGCCTGCTGGAGAAGATGAAGGAAACCGGCGGCGAGTGGCAGGGCCGCGTCGTGCAGCATCCCGTCAAAGGCGGCGACGCCATGCTCTGTGCCGAGCCCTTCGAGACGTATGGAGATCCTCGCTGGAGCCAATGGAAGAGCGGCGCCACCGGCGCCACCATCCAGCAGGAGTTCTACGACCTGCCCAATGGCTTCACCATCCTCGTGCCCGACGGCGTGCGCGTGCAGGAAGGGCTGGCCCTTGTGCGCGATGCCTTCGCGACCACGATCCTGATGCAGCCGAAAGCCCGCGTGAACCGCGAATGCACCAACACCATCTTCGGCCTGCAGAATTTCACCATCCCCGACTACGCCGAGCAGACCAAGCGCAAAGACGAAGCCTGCAAAGACCCCGTGGACGTGTGGCGCTACTTCTGCCTCGCGGGGCCGGAGCATGTGCCGCCTGCGGGGTTTGAGGTCGTGCGAGGCGGGAGTTATTGAGACAATCAGACAAGGAGACCATCAGACAATCAGACCATGAGCATTACCATTGATCAAATCACGTTAGACACACCTGTCGATGACGGGCTTGTCGCTCTTTCAGCGTATGGCAAACCGCGTCTATCGCGACTGGACAAAGGTTGGTTGTGCAGTGTCGAAGTTCATTCTTCGGCCAAGGGGGCATCTATTGATGTGCGGTCTGAATTTAACTGCGCGACACCCAAACAGGCCATGCTGCAATGCTGCGTGCGTTTGCACGATCTCGTCACCAGCATAACCGCCGCTGCGCAGTCGGCTGGTGGATTGGCTTTGCCGCAATCTTAACTCCATTATCGCATGAGCATCACCATCGATTTATCAGGAATCAACTTTGGGCTTGGCTGCATCTGGCTTGCGGCTGGCTACATCATTGGCTGCGCGTTTATCGCCAGCGGCTTGTCACAAATCGGAAAGAAATAAATCCATGACCACTTCGCCCATACTCGACAACAACAGCCCGGCATTCCCTGCGATGGGCAACATGACATACAAAGGCATCACCGGTCGCGACTGGTTTGCTGGGCAAGTTTTGACCGGCATCATGGCCAACTCTGCTTTTACATCAGTGCTGCAAATTGGTGCGCAAACACGCGGTCAACATGAGGGCGAATTGATTGCCGATTTCTGCTTTGAGGTCGCCGACGCCATGATTGCCCGCCGTAATTCCACCTCGACAAAGCCATGACTACCACCACCCCGAAACCCACCGCGCCCGCCAAAGCGCCAGGCAAACCCGCGTTGAAAACCTTGATCACCTGGGCGGAGGTGATGGCGCATGCGCGGCGGGCTCGGATTGGCGAGCACACGGCGCGGAAGATCATCTGCCGGCAGGACAGCCCGGCTAGAATCCTCTTGCCAACCATGACGGCTTACCGCTATGATGAGGCCGTTGTGCTGCGGGAGTTTGGGCTGCTTTGATCCATTCCTGCCCGCACGGCCATGCTCACTTCCGACCTCGAAACCGGCGAAACCTACGTCGTCGCCTCCGATGAAACGCTCGATCCCACCTGGGTGATCGACGAGATGACGCTCTCGCTCACCGATCTGGGGCCGTGGATTCAGGACATGCAAGACCACGAACGCACCGCGCTCGCCGTTTGGGCTGGGCAGACGCAGGACGGTCGCAAGCATGCTGCGAACTACGGCAAGAAGGTGTTCCCCTTCGAGGGCTCCGCCGATTCTCGCGTGCATCTGGCGGGCGAGGCCATCGACCAGCTCACGATGCTGGAGATGCTCGCCATCGAAAGTGCCAAGGTGCAAGTCATCGCCATGGAGGCCAGCGATGCCGCCGCCTCCAAGAAGGTCGAGACGCTGATGAAATACGAAACGCGGCAGCGCTTGCGGGCCGAGCTGTGGCGCGAGCGCAATTTTGCCCGGCAGATCAAGCACACTTGGGGTCATGCCGTGATGCATGTCGGCTGGGAGCAGCGCATGGGCACGGCACAGGTGACGCTGAGCGTCGAGGATCTGGTGCAGGATCACACGCAGGCCAAACTCGCCGAGGCCCGTCTGCAAGCCGCCGAGGCAGGCATGCAGCCCATCGATGCGAATGGCGAACTGCTCACGCCTGAGCAGCAGCTCGCCATTGCTGATGCCGCCGAGGCTGAGTTGAACGACTTGCTGGTGGCGGAAGATGTCGCGCCCATCGTTGCCATGATTCGCCGCCGTTACCCGCTGCTCTCGCCGGTGCGGGCGCGGCGTGTGGCGCGTGATTTGCGCACCGAGGACAGCGTGACCTTCACCGCGCCCTATCGCAAACCCGGCAAGCCTTGTGTCCGTGCCTACCTGCCCGGCATTGACGTGTTTTACCCGCACTGGTGCGGGCAGGTGGACCGCGCCCCATGGGTGGCGCACGTCGAGCAATACACTGAGCCTGAGATCAAAGCCAAAGCGAAGACCGACGGCTGGAACGAGGAAGCCATTGACGCCCTGCTGGACATGGGACCAAAGCCCGTCGTCGATACCTCCGCTGTGCTCAACACCACCGCCGCCAGTGTCGAGCGCATCCTGAACGAGCCCGCCCGCGATACTTTCACTGCGCGCTATCGCAACCGCGAGCAGACCTGGTATGAGGTGCTGCGCATCACCGTGCAGACCGTCGATGAGGAGGGCTATCCCGCCGTGCAGGAGCTGATCCTGCATCCCTCCCTTGTCGGGAAGGATCGCCGCCAGGCGGACAAGGAACTCGTGTTCGTGAACCGCCTGCTGGATTACTACTTCGATGGCGGATGCTATGTGGACCTGCGCCGCGAATACAAAGCACGGCCGTTGTTCGAGAGCCGCGGTGTGCCGGAGATGGTGGGCACGCATCAATACCTGCTGAAGAGCACGCGGGATGCCAGCATGGACCGCACTAGCTTTGCCACCATGCCCATCGTGAAGGTCACCGGCCGCCGGGCTGGCAGTGGCACCCGCTGGGACTATGAGCCCGGCACGAAGCTGCCCGTCGAGTCCGGCGGCGATGCCGACTACATGCGCCCGCCGCCCTTGGACCAAGGAACCATCCTCGATGCCAACGAGATCCGCAAGGATGTGGCTAATCTGCTCGGCCTGCATCACCGCGAGATCGACGTGGCCAAGGTGCAGATGCACCAGCAATGGCTCGTGGCCGGGGCGCTCATGGAGGAACGCGAGATCCTGCGCCGCATCCTGGCGCTCGATCAGCAGTTCATGGACCCGCTCTATGTCAGCCGCGTGCTTGGCAATGGACCGCAGCCCTTCCAGGTCACCCGCGAGGAGATCGCAGGCAGCTTTGATTTCGTGCTCGAATTCGACGTGAAGAGTCTGGACATGGAGTATCTGCAAAAGCGCTGGAGCGCTTTGAAGGACGCTTTCAGCATCCCCGGTGTCGCCGGGCAGGTGCCTACGGTGCCCGTCGTGTCGTGGCTGCTCAACAACATCGACCCCGGCCTGGCCGATCTCGTCACCGGCAGCCTCAGCGAGCGCAATGCCGCCGAGGCCGAGGAAGAAAAAGCCGCCATCGCCATGCTGCTCACTGGCGTCGAGCCCACTGTCACCGAGAGCATGGATGCCGCCACGCGTTTGCAGGTGGATCAAGAGCAGATGCAGAAAAACCCCGCCGTGGCCCAAGCCTATGCCGCCGGTGGCATGTTCACCGAGATGCTCAATCGCCGCATGGCCGCCTTCCAGTTTGCCATCCAGCAGCGCACGGAAAATGCGCAGGTCGGGCGCACCGGCTTCAAACCTGTCGTTGAATAATTGATCTCATGCCACGCCCATCCAAACGCCTGCTCATTGAAACCTGCATGGAGTCCGGTCCTTTGACCGAAGGCCAGATTGCCGATGCACTCGAAGCCACGCATGACACGCGGGAGATGCGGGCGGTGATGAGCTTGCTGGAGTGCTTCATCGGCGAAGCGCATGCGGAAATGACCGTGCGCAATCAGGAGCCTCGCATCCGCGATGAGGCCAGCGGCGCGGCGCGTTACCTGAAGGACTTGCGAGCGGACATCATCCGGCTCACGGCACGGAAGAAACCAGCAGACGCCGTTACCAAAGATTGATATGTGTGCTTTCAACCTCACCTCCGAATCGTGGTATGATCATCCCGATTGTCGCCCGGACATCAAAGCAGTGTTCGGCAATCGCCGGAACTGGCTCAGGTTTTGCCAGATTCAGGCTCAAGGAGCCGTGCGTTTGTGGTTGAGCAGGGTGTAAACTGAACCGCAAACAACCTCAAAGCATGGCAAACGGCGGCAAACGAGGGCAAACTGGGATGGCGTGAGATTGTCGGCATGCAGGCGGTGTGATGCAGTGGCGGCGTGCGCAGGGCGCACGTCTTATGTTCATCACCACTCATGCGGTTCTAAACGCACCGGCTGCCAAATCGGCGGCGGGTGATGTCGCCTCCGCAGGCGGCACGGGCTCGAACGCACCCGTAGAAGCTGGCGTTCAGGGCGGTCCTGACGGATCTCCGTTGTCCCTTTTTGAGTCACTGGCCGGCCACACGGTTGCCGAGCAGTTGGCCGCGATGGGTGAGGCGGAAGGAGTCAAGACAGAGCCGGTGAAGGCGAAGGCCAAAAGCCAGCCGACACAAGCCGCCGCGAAACCGAAATCTCCACCTGTCACCTCGACAGCCGACGATGACGACGACGCGGGCACCGATGACGCCGATGAGTCCAACAACACGGACGGGACCAATCAGGAACGCGATGCGATCCTGCCCGACGATGAGGACGATTCCGCCGAGGTGACCGCCGAGGACGAATCTGATGCTGACGAATCCAACGACGATGCGGACGACGGGGAAGCAGGCGACAATGACGACGCTCCCGAGGACACGAAGGAGGCCGCCGCGAAGCTCAAGGCACTGGAAAAGGACAATTTCAAGACGCGGGCCAAAAACCGCGAACTGCGTGAGCAGCTTGAGAAAGTCCAGGCCCGTGTGCAGGAGCTGGAAAGCCAGGGCACCACAGCAGGCACGCCGCTCCACGGCATGCCGGAAGGATTCGAGGCCGTGAAAACGGAGAAGGATCTGACCCAGCTCGAAGCGCAATGGCAGGCCGCCAAAGAGTGGGCCGAGGATCACGAGCAGGAAGGCTACACCGGCAAGGACGCCACAGGCAACGAGGTGGAATACACCCCGCAGCAGGTGCGCCAATACCGCCGCCAGATGGAGAAAGCACTGAAGCAGGCCGACAAAGCCCGCAGCGTGCTGAGGGACCGGCTGGCCAAGGAATCCGATGCGAAGGCCATCGCCAGCAAGAAGTATCCCTTCGTGCTCGATGCCACCAGCAGCCGCCATGCCCTCGTGAAAGAGATCGAGTCCGAGCATCCCGAGATCAGCCTGAGCCCGCAGCGCGCCCTTCTTCTAGGCCGCCTCGCCGTGGCGAAGCTGCTCGAAAGCGGTGCTTATGAACTCGTGAAGAAAGGCAGCAGCAGCAAACCCGCCGCCGCCAGCGTCGCCAAGAAAGTCGCCCCGCCTGCTCCCCCGCCGCCTGCTCGCCGCCAGGCATCTGCCTCTGACGCCTCCGCACCCTTTGCCAGTCTCGCCATGAGCCTCGCGCAAAGCACGGTCGCCAGTCTGAAGGATGCCGCCTGACCTGTGATGCCCGGACCTTTCGCGGAAAACCTGAACCTCAAACTTCACCTTTTCCAAGATCATGCCCGCCACCTTTGAACGCACCCAAGTGGGACGCCGCGAAGACCTCGCCGACGCCATCTACAACATCGACGCGAAGGACTATCCTTTGCTCTCCGCCATCCCGAAAGGGAAAGCCGCCGTCAAGACCCGCTTTGACTGGCAGGCCGACAGCTATGCCACCCCGAGCACCGACGGCGTTGTCGATGGTGCCGACGTGAGCACCTACGAAGACGCCGCCGAAAATCGCGGCCTGCTCTCCAACTACGTCCAGAAGGTGCGCCGCACCCCGATGGTCACGGAGATGGCGCAGGACGTGTCAGACGTGGCCGGCCTCGCATCCGAAATGGCTGGCGCCATCGCCAAGAAAACCATCGAGTGCAAACGCGATGTCGAAGCCACTCTCGGCAGCGACAACGAAGCACAGGCCGACAACGGCACGGTGCCTTACAAGACGCGCGGCCTCGGCAAGTGGGCGCTCAGCACCGCGCAAGCCGTGCTTCCGGTGCCCTCCGCCTTCCGCACGCCCTCCGCCAGCATCGACGCCACCGCGCTTGCCAGCGTGACCCGCGCCGTGGTGAACAACGTCATGAAGAGCCAGTATGCCCAGACCGGCAAACGCGGCACCTACATGTTCGTGTGCGGCACCAGCCTCAAGGCCCGCTTCACCGAAATGGTCGGCTACTCGCCCACCGTGTCCAACTTCACCGCCATCACCCAGACCAATCGCGGCCAGGGCTCGAAGTGGAGCGACACCATCGAGAGCTTCACCGGTGACTTCGGCACCTACGACCTCGTGCTGTCCAACTGGCTCGGCTTCTCCGCCGGTGCGGCCGATGCCCGCCGCGGCTACGCCATCGACCCCTCCATGATGGAGCTCAAGTTCAACAAGCAGTGGGCCTACAAGGCGCTGCCTGACCTGGACGGCGGCCCACGTGGTGTGATCAGCGCCATCTTCGGCCTCGCGGTCAAGAACCCGCTCGGCCTCGCGAAGTTCGCCGCTACCGCCGACAGCTAACCCTGACACCGGGGCCGCGTGACGAGCGCGGCCCCGGATTTCTTCCACTCGCAGATTCATTCTCACCCACTTTTTGAAAGGACACCTTTATGGCTGACCAAGCAGTTACCCTCTCCACCGCCACCAGCGCCAGCAATGGCGTCAAGATCGCCGTTCTCTCGGCAGAAGTCGCCGCGCAGACCGGCTTCACGCACGCCTTCCGCGTGCCGTTCGACATCCTCAACAACTCCTCGTGGACCACGCAGGGCGATACCGTCACGGTCACGCTCGGCACCACTTCGGCCCGCTACCAGGTGGACCGCGTGGCGGTCAACGTCCCGACGGCATTCGCCACCACCGGCACGCTCACGATCAGCGTCGGCACCAGCAGCAACACCGCGCTGGCCCTCGCCGCCGCGAGCTGCAAGAGCGACACGCAGCTCACCGCTGCCGCTGGCTGTGTCACGGCCAACAAGGTCGAAGGCACCAGCGCTGCCACGCTGCAATGCCGCTTCACCACGCAGGGCAGCACCGGAGCCCCGTCGGACATCACCGCAGGCGTCGCCGAGATCTTCCTGCGGATCATCGACGTGGCCGCGCTGATCTAATGTTTTGCCGTCGATCCTGACGGCAAACCCAACGCCTCACAGCACAACCTGCTGCGGCTCGGATCACACCGGGCCGCAGCAGGGGTGAAGGCGGTTCCTTGTTCGTTGTTCTTTGTTCCTACCTTTTGCCTTTCCTGACTCATGTTTGACTCCGAAGAACTCATTGCCGAGCTGCACACGCAGGGTGGACCCTCGCTGGTGGCTGCTGTGGAGCGGGAGTTTCGCACGGGCTGGGAATTGCAGAAGCACTGGGCCATGCAGAAGGAGCAAAGCCGCGCTGAAGTGGGCCATGCCCGCAGCGCCGCCGTCGATGGCCTGGGCTACATCTCCAGCAGTATCGACTCCAATTCCTACTTCTACTGGCTCAACAAAGGCCGGAATGAACTCGGCTGTCAAAACGTGTGGGCGGAGGATGAATTTCGCCGCGACTACGCCAAGAAGAACACGCAGACCGTGGTCAAGTATCAAAGCGCGCAACCACGCAGCGGCTGGACGCCTGACATGGACACCTCGCGCGGCACCGCGCCGCAGCTCGTGCTCGGCAGCAAATACGGAATGGGGGTGGCTGCATGAATGGCGTCGCTTTCAAAACGCTGCGTGACGGCTGCATCGAGGACGCAGGCCTGCTCAGCGCGCAAGACGCCACGCTGAATGCGCGGTTCACCTCCTACATCAACACCGCGCTCGATTACGCCTATCCGTGGAATCTCGACGGCTGGCGCGAACTGCGAAAAGCCACCGCCGAAACGGTGACTTCGCAGGTCATTGATCTGAATACCGTTGGCGCGGGCTACTGGGGCGTGTGTCACGTGCTCGGCGTCACCAAAGAGCACCCGTGGAAAAGCAGCAACCCCACGCCGCGCGAGTA